GGCACTACGGCAACGGGTTGGCAGGTTCAGACATCTGGCTCAACTACCATCTTAAAGCAAAACAACAACACAACAACCACTATCTTCACCGGAACCATTTCAAGCGGCGACATCTTTAGTGTCGCCTTAGACATGGACAACGGTCGGATTTGGTTTGGCAGAAACGGCACTTGGCTGGAAGGCAACCCAGCCGCCGGAACTGGCGCGAGTTTCACCAACCTGTCGGGCACTGTTGAGGCGTTTGCTGGTGGTGACGGGTCGGTCAGCGGCTCAATCAACTTTGGCGCTCGTAGTTTCGCCTACACCGCCCCCAGCGGCTATAAGGCGCTCAATACGGCTAACCTCCCGGCGCCAGTAGTCACAAAGCCTAGTGACTTGTTCGATGTTAAGCTCTACACGGGCAATGGCAGCACGCAGACTATTTCGGGGCTGGGGTTCTCGCCTGATTTGGTCTGGCTAAAGAGCCGAACAAATGCCAACTTTCATGAGCTAAACGATACCGTACGTGGAGCAGGCAAGATTCTCTACAGCAATGCAACTGACGCAGAAGCTACTGCTGGTCGGTTCACTGCCTTCACCAGCGACGGCTTCAGTGTTTCCACTACGGGCGGCGATGGAACAAACTTCCTTAACGCTGCAATGGTGGGCTGGTGCTGGGACGCCGGCGGCTCCACCGTCAGCAACACCGCAGGCACCATCACGTCCAGTGTCAGGGCTAACGCCAGTGCGGGGTTCTCGGTGGCCACCTACACCGGAACGGGTGCCAATGCCACTGTGGGACATGGGCTTGGTGTTGCATTGAGTTTAATTATCGTCAAGTGTCGAAGCGCCGCAAATGATTGGGCTGTGTATCACGCAGCTAATACCAGTGATCCAAAGACTGACTACTTACTGCTCAACTCCACGGCAGCCACGGCGGATGACAACACTTACTGGAATGACACTGCGCCGACCAGTACTGTGTTTAGTATCGGCACCAACGCTGATGTAAATACAAGCACTGCTACCTACATCGCCTACTGCTTCGCCCCAGTAGCCGGGTACTCTAGTTTCGGCAGCTACACCGGCAACGGCAGTGCGGATGGGCCGTTTGTGTTCTGTAATTTCCGCCCGAGGTGGGTCATGGTGAGGCGCACAGACGCGGTAGCGGATTGGTGGATCTATGACGCTGCACGCAATACCTTCAACGTCGCAAACAGCTATCTTCGCCCCAACCGTGCTAACGCTGAAGGCACAGACACCTTTTACTTATTCGACCTTTTATCGAACGGTTTCAAGCTGAGAAGCTCTGACGCCGACATTAATGCGTCAAATAACACTTATGTGTGGGCAGCATTTGCGGAGTCGCCCTTCCAGTATTCCCGAGCCCGCTAACCCCACAAGACCTACTCGCTTCTATGCCGGAAAGCGCGTGGTAATGTGGTAGGGCAGCGGTGCGCTAACACCCTGCCCCATGACCGCCGAATAGAGGATCGACGATGACCCAAGATTACGACAAGCCTGCTGTTGAGTATTTCAGCAAGCCGCAGGATTTTGACAAGCCTTCCCCTGTGTTTTTCCGTAAGCAGGGCAACCAGTGGACGCCGGTGGATAGTCTCGCGCCCGCTAGTAGTGAACAAGACTTCAATGCCCACCCGGCTAACCTAAAACCACGGACCTGATCGCCATGTTTCTTCTCGACGGCAAGCCACTGAGCCCAGACGTGGCCTTCACCCACGCAGGTATCCAGTACCCCCAGAACTGGTTGCGCCTGTCCACCTTCGAGGAGCGTGCAGCGATCGGCATCTCTGAAGTGCCAGATCCCGCGCCATACGATCAGCGCTTCTACTGGGGGCCAGACAACCCCAAAGATCACACCCAGCTGGTGGAGCAGTGGAGCCAGCAGACACGCACCACCGCCGGCACACTGCTCGCCCCAAGTGACTGGCTGGTGATCCGCGAAACCGACAACGCCACACCCGTGCCCACCGAGTGGCGCACCTGGCGTGAAGCCATCCGCACCGCAACCGGCGTCAAGGTCGACGCCATCGAGGCCACCACCACCACCGACGAGCTGGCGGCCTACATCACCGGACCTGACTACCCGAACTGGGGTAACCCCACACCCGTAGACGACACGATTGCGCTTCCTGCCGATGCTGTCGCTAGCGGAGAAGCCGCGATCTAGGCACCTTCGCTAGTAGGAGTAGCCGGTGGTGGGTCCTCACGCGGTGTCCACCTTTTTTCCCGCAGCCGGCTGCTACTGGACCGCCTAGATCCCTCAAAAAAGGTCTAGGGCTCAAGCTTAGCAGGTGGCTAAGCTAATTGCATGATCGAGCTGATCGCTGCTATCGCCGGGGCGTCGATCTCCGTTGCTGCAATGGGCGCAATGGGATTTAGTCGTCGCAATGATGAAGCGCGTGATGCAGTTATTCGATTGACCAGCGCAGTAGAGCACATAGCCACGCAGCTAGAAGTGCTTCATACCGACATCAAAGAAGATCGCAAGGAAACATTTACGCGGCTAAATACGGTTGAGCAAAGGGTATCTAAGCTGGAAGCGCAGCCGCGGGCTCGTTGATCATGGATCGGATTGCTGATTACATTGCGTTGGCAGTTGCCATTCATAGCGTCGCTTTGATTGTGGTCAACTTGACCCCTACCCCTAAAGACAATGCGGCGCTTAGCGCAACTGCCAAGGTAGCGGTCAAGATTTATAGGGCCATTGAAATTCTTGCTGGCGTGATCACTCCATTTGTCAAGCGATGATCAAACTGACCGATCTGTTTAAGTACTACAAACACGGCACGCCTCATCAAATGGCGGCTGTATCTGAATTAGAGGCTGAGCTATTAAAGGTTGCGCCTGAAGTCTTTAGTAGGGATCAGCCTTGGTACAAAACTTGGCAGGCTGGCGGCAAGTTGCATAATTATGAGCCAGCCATAAAACTCATTAAAGAGTTTGAGGGTGTGCATCTCAGCGCTTATCCAGATCCGCTGCACGGATGGGATGTGGCAACGATTGGCTACGGCACCACGCGCTATCCAGATGGCCGCAAGGTGCAACGCGGTGACAAGATCACCGTGATTGATGCCGATCAGTTGCTGGCGCTCGAAGTGGAGCGTATTGCCGCAAAACTGCGCAACAGCGTGCCGTTTTGGAATGAGATGACGGGCAACAAGCAATGCGCTTTGATCTCCTTCGCCTACAACCTTGGCGCCGGCTTCTACGGCAGCACTGGTTTTGAGACCATCAGCAAATGCCTTGTCGGCAAGGATTGGGCGGCAGTACCAGCGGCGATGGAGCTGTACCGCAACCCAGGCAGCGCTGTAGAGGCAGGCTTGCTGCGTCGCCGCCGCGCAGAAGGCAGGCTATGGACTGGTGAACAACAGCAGAATCCAGCCAAGCTGTCGACTGATAGCGCATTTACGACTCGTATTACGCCGCACGTGCAGCTTGGTGAGTTTGCGCTATTTCAAGAAGCGCGGCGCTTTGACCATCAATATCAGCTCGACACAGCAGCAGAGCTAGCGGCATTCCTTGAGCGTGCACGCGTCAAGTTTGGCGGGAAACCTGTGGTCATCACCAGCGGCTATCGCCCGCGTGCCATCAATACAGCAGTAGGTGGTTCCAGTGGTAGCGAGCACTTATATGACGCACCCGACGTTGGTGCGGTTGATTTCTACATCCGTGAGGTCAACATCAACCACGTGCAAGAGTGGTGTGATGCCAACTGGCCGTATTCGCTCGGCTACGGTGCGCCTAAAGGATTTGTGCATTTAGGAATGCGTCGCGGCAGGCCAAAGGTACGATGGGATTATTGAGCCCACTGCGTGGATCACTGCATTGATGGCGCAAACCTCATCCCGAAACGCAGTGCAAAACATAGATTCAGGCAGCAAATCTTTGAGGCATGGCAGCATCAATGTGCTTACTGCGGAGATGCAGCTGACACATTAGATCACGTCAAGCCGCGCCATAAAGGTGGCGCTACTGTGACGACTAACCTTGTGCCAGCTTGCAGGCAATGCAATCGAAAGAAGGGCAGCGAAGAATGGCAGCAGTGGTTTAATCAGCAGGATTCTTATCTGCTAGATCGTGAGCTTGCTGTGCTGCACTGGATTCAAGCATCTGATGATAGAACACCCTAGCCTGCCATTCTTGCTCGTGATCTTTACACATTCCCGCTAGGCAGACTCTCCATATGTTCCCTACTTTTATTATGGTTGGTCCCAAGAGGTGTACCTGCCAGGGGATTACCTATCAGCATACGCAGGCGGTTGATGCCACGCCTTTGTATTTCGCACATGCGCGCACGTGATAGGCCCATGCGTTTTTCTAGGTCATTCCATGGCACTGGATTGCGACTGTTGCGTGCGTAGATGATTTCACGAGTGCGATCATCTAAATGCTCATCGCAATAGTCGCGCACTGTTTCAAGTTGCCAATCATACTCAACGTCGTATTGTCTTTTATCGGCAATGATGTCAAGAATGTTAGATGATTCATCTTGTGCAGGCTTATCAAGACTTGTGACTCGATACGACTGCTGCAATGTGTCAGATATCACCTTAGGGGTCACATCAAGCACTGCAGCAAGCTCCGCCATGGTCGCTGTGCGTCCATGCTCTTGCGCAAATGCCTGCGCTGTCTTGTTGAGCTTGATCAGCATTTCATGCACGCCAAGCGGCAGCCTGATGATTGGATCGTATTGAATCAATGCACGCCCGATGGATTGACGGATCCACCAGTAGGCATAGGTGCTGAATTTGTAGCCACGGGTGTAGTCAAACAAC